AATGAGGCAACAGCCACGATTATTACCTACCTAATTAAGGTCATACGAACCTGGTAGCAAATGCGGGGCTAGTGGCTGTGGGTATAGCGCTGGTGGTGTCTGGCCTGTATCACGCAGCATTTTAACGTACTTCCGCACACTCTCTGGTCTGGGCTCATACGTATGATGGTGAAGAACACTACTATGCAGGCAGCATCCTATGCCGTGATTATGCATTAGATAATCATAAAATCTACGATCAATACTTATCTGTGACTCGCCACGAAAAGCAGAAACAGGAACTAGACGCTGTAATTCAGCGCTGAATTTAGTGCAGCCAAATCCGCCAAGCACTAGTGTTGTATGAGGCTCTGGATTAATCCAGAAAGTATGAGCACACCACGGCTCACTACAAGTCATGAGTGAAGGCAGGCTTTCTGCGAAAATTTCCTTGTCCTGCTCAACGATGATAAGATCTTCCTCACCAAGCCAGCGCTTTTCCATCTCATCTGCATAAATCTGCTGGCTGCCTGTAGTATCAATCCACTGTATCTCTAGCCCGGCTTCAGGAGCATACTTCTCAAGCGATGCCTTAGTCCTAGGGTCAAGGAAAGACAGTTTCGGATATGTGCCGCCATACATGCACACTAGCTGTGTCATGACTATGCCATTCTGTAAATAACAGGAGCAGTAGCAGTCATCGTTGAGGCTGTGGATGCAGCACTCCATGACCATGTTAGGAAGATAGGTCCGCTACCTGAGATTGTCACAGGAGTAGCACTTGATGCACCACCAGTAGTGGCGTTAGTTGCTGTAGCAGTTGACTGTGCTGCTGTAAGACTATTAGAGCTAGTGCAGTAGAACAGATTCAGATTTGCTGTTGCTGTTGTTGAGCTAATATATGTAATTGATCCGTTAATGTCAAAAGAAGCACCAGCAACAGAAGTAGTCGTTGTAAATGCTACTGCATTAGAACCAGTCTTAATTTCACAAAGAGCGGTTCCTGGTGTATAAGTTCCTCCTACAGACCCGGAACCCCCCCAGTACAATCCAACTGTTACCACCTGTCTTGCAGTCGTGTAGTTTGTGGCAAAAGTTCCAAAGGCAATCGCCTCAAAGCAAACACCGGCAACGAGTTCAGAAGTAGAAGGAGCATAAGTAGCCAGCACAGTAATAGCTGAACTGTTAGCAACAGTCACAGCACCACTAGAAGCAGTTGTCGCTTGCTTAAAGTTTGCGAGATCACCAGCGGAAACTACCTGCTGAAATGTTGCATTTGCTGCATGTGCTGCCGGTGTTGTGCTCTCAGCGCCACGCGCAACTGTCCAGGTAGTACCTGATATGTTCGTGACAGTGATTAGCTCAGTAGTGACAGCAGGATCAGCAATATGAAACTGAGTAGGTGGTATGGTTGTACTGCTGGCGGCGGGAAATCCAGTCGATGAAGCTACTGTAAATGTAGTATCAGTTGACAGAATTGATCCGCCGCTGCCAGTGCCGGTAGCCGTCGTAGACGGGTTATTAGCATAGGTAGTAATAGGCATTGGCTAATACTATCCTTAGCTAGATGTCCATGTAATTAGGCCAGAAGCGTTGATGCTCAGGGTGAATGTAGCTGATGTTACAGTCTGTGTTCCGCCGAAATCCCAGTAGCAGAGAAGCGGACATGTAGAGTCTGAGCCTGTAATACCATTAGTCGCGTCAAAGAACCAGGCATATACGGCAGAGAATGTAGCAGAAGACCATGAGGGGTTAGTACAAGTGAGAGTTGTTACGCCAGCAGGAGAATCAGCACTGAATGTTACGCCGGTAAGAGCCTGTCTTGTATATCCTGTACCTGAAGTAGAAACTTCTGTAAGACCAGATAGCAAACTGGAATTATATTCCCAGCCCTCAGATGTAGAGTTCCATGTAATTGTGCCGCTGGCAATAAGACCAACAGCTAGCTTTGTGTCACCAGTCGCCAAGCTGGTCATGTTAGAAGAGTGGGTACCCATCAAATAAGATAGATACGGAAATGCGTGTGCTTGTGCAGACATTGTTTATCCTTAGTAAATAACTAGAGTTCCGGCTGGGAACGCGGCGACCTGCGGAGAAATGTCAACCTGAACCCAGATAGTATATACGCCAGCAGTTAGTGTTACCGCTCCCGAAGGACCAACAAGAATCTGTGCGTAATATGGTGGAGTAGATGAGGTAATCCACGCACCAGCAGTCCAGGTAGAAGGTTCCACACCATTCTGAGTAAAAGCAAACTGCACAGTATCAGATGTAGGATTGACAGTCTGACCACCAGACTGAATGTTCACCACAACAGGAACATACTGAGTAGAGATAGCGGCTATGCGGAGAACTGATGAAGAATCATCGCAAGATACTGATGGAATAGTCAATGTATGTATATCCACTGGGCTAGTGCTGGTTGACGGGACAGTAATATCATATTCCTGCCCCCTGTAGATGTGCTCTTTTACATGGTAAGTGAATGTAACAGGATTCATGTTAACTGCGGCATTATCCGTAGCCAGCAAGTTAACCAGGAGATTACCATTACGCAAATATATCTTACCAGATCCCCAGTAAGCACCTGGCTCATCCCACAGATTCTGGCCAACTCTTCGCTGGTAAATCTGAGTGGTCACGCCATTGACAGTAAACTGCAACGGAGAACTTGGCCAGAAAGACAGATAGCCTGAAAGCGGATTTCCGTCATTGTCGAAATAGTTAGCCGTAACTGTGACGTACGTGGCACCAGCAGGGAATCCCTGAATATTAAATTCATTCTCTGGCAGGACAACATAATCAGGATCTTGTGCAGTCCAGCCAGGTGTGTACCAAGGGTTAGCTAGAGGCTCACCCGTAGTTTGCTGTGCGGGGTATGGGTAACTCAATTAAATTATCCTCTGCTAGTTAATATTGCTGAGACTATTTTAGCATGCTTAATGACGCGGCTCTCTCCTGTAGAGGATATTGTCATACATTTCAGCTTCTTCTACAGTATCATCCCCGCCTACAGTAAGAACACATGCCATAGACAGAGAGTCAGGATAGTCATCATGAGCATCCGATTCCTTTGGTGCTTCAGCGAAAACATTCGGTCCCTTGAATACAATCTCAAGGTCTTCCATTTCCTGACGGAATCTTCTGTAAACCTTCAGCCTTCTTACCTTAGCACCAGCAGGCCATGAGATCTGCCCACGATCTAATAGCTGCTTAAGATGCTTCCATCTCACGGTTTGATCAGTAAGTGCAGAACCTAGCTCTTCTATCTCCACATGAGGCATCATGATTCTCAGCCTCTGAGCTACGACATCTCCAAGCCCCCCGATATCGATGCCAATCTTCCACACATTGTAATTCGACAGAAACTCTACGATGCGATGGTACTGCTCTTCCCAGTCCATGCCCTCAAGATCAAGCCAGTTAAGTACATGATGGTGGTAGAAACCGAACGGATCAGGGTTATCCCAGTCAACGAACACGACCGTTACAATCGTCCTGTCCTGTTTCCTTCCGCAATCAATACCCGCCACAACTGGTGTCTTATGCCACGCATGAACGACAGACTGCATGCTGCGGTCTTCTAGTGCATCAAGTCTTTCTGAAGATGTGAACATACCTTTATCGAGCAGCCACTTAATTCTGTATGACAGCTTGAACTCATCTGAATCCTCGCCCAGTCGCAGCATTTCCTTGCTGATCTTCTTGTGGTACATAGGCTGTTCCTTACCAGCCATGCGCCAGTCGATCTCAAAATGATTCTGTCTTCCGCCAGCTTTAAGGGCGTTGCGCTTGTTCGTCTGTATTTCATTGTAGAACACGTTCTTGTTATATGTCGGCGTACCTGTGAATACCATCGTGGCGTTAGTAGCAGCGCCCATAGGAGCTACTGACTTGTTGATCACATATGAATCAGCAAACTGTGCCTCGTCAAGAAGAATAATGTGGTAAGTACGTCCTTCAATCGTAGCCCTGGGATGGCAGGTAGTCTTACGTGCCAGAGAGCCGCAATTCTTCAGCAGTACTACCCTGCCTTTGCCCTCAAGTTTTTCATTGATCTCAGGGTCAGCAAATATCTTCTGAGCGGAGTCGGATGTAAGCCGTGCAACAATTCGTCCATGAAGGTTATCTGCCTGTTCATCCACTGGAGCAAAAGCACCTACCCACACTCCCTCGTCATATTTTCCTAGCAGGTCAGGGAAAATCTTGGCCAGCCTTGGCAGCATGACCATAGCCGTAGCTACAACATTAGCTACAGTCTCGGTCTTACCTGATTGCCTTGCAAATAGAGCAGTAACAGTAGCGCCGTCATCAATAATGAGGGATTCAAAGATCCTCCTGGCAAATGGTTTCTGGTATTCGTAGAACTTGTGCCCCGACATCTGCTCGCATACGTTCATCAGTCTGTCTATCAGAACGTTCACGAATGTCTTGCTTGTTTCGTCTAATACTACTTCAGTCTCAAGTCTTGCTTCTCTTTCACTGTCAGTCTCATCTTCGAAACCAGTGAACACTTCCTCGTTTTCCAATTCAGCCCCAAATAAAAATAGCCTATAGTCGTCTGACTATAGGCTATCACATAAA